AGTACGTATCCGTTTATTGATTTCACGGCTAGACAAGGTTTAGATAAAGCGGCAAATTCATTACCAGAATTTATCGTTGCACCGATTGAAAATGTCTATGGAATGTTAACCAGTCCACTGCTTACTATAAAAGAAAGACTGCCGTTAGCAGATCTAGCCATTACTGCCGTCAATGGTATGGCTGAATCCGGTATAGCCGCTGTGGGTGATATTGCCAAAACACTCGGTGGTCCTATGGGCAGTTTAATTGCGATTCCGGTTATGGCGTTTGCGGCGGCGTTAGCAAGTACATCTTCCTTACTTCAACGGGATTTAGGCCAAACGGTAGTCTATATGGTTACGGCTATACCTTTCGTAGGTTCAATTATGGTAAAAACTTTAGATAAAGTTGAAAAACAAGTTTCTAGATTAAAGAAATATCCCGATTTAGCTTACTACGTTCCCTTCATTCGAGATTACATAAATGAAGAAAGAGCGAAAAAAGGATTACCTCCATTACAACCTTTTGATGTTTCGGCAAAACTGAATGCGGCAGTACAGGCGAATCCGTATGCTCAAAAAGCTATGGCTGCGGCAAATACCGTACAACAAGCTGCGAATAATGTACAACAAACTGTAAATACGGTACAACAACAAAATCCTTTTCAACAACCTCCCAATCCTTTTAAAGGTGGTAAGCGGTTTTCAACTCGTCGACATACTACAAATAAGAAATGGCTGAAGACAAGACGAACCAAGTCCGCGAAAGCTTGAAATCCTGGATTACGTTAGATAACCAAGAACGTGATTTACGAAATCAAATTAAAGCATTACGTGAACAGAAACAAAAACATAGTGCGGAAATTTTAGGATACATGAAAGAGAATGAAGTCGATAACTTTACATTAGAAGGAAATGGTGTTGGACAATTAAGTCGTACGGTTCGTACTTCTCGTCCACCGCTTCGTCGTAATGTAATTCGTACCCAAATTCTTATGCATTTAGCTGATGAACCCCAACGGGCTGCTGAAATATTGCGATCTATTGAAGGTATTCCGGAAAATGCGGACGATATGAGTGTCGGAGGAACACAACGTGAGCTATTGGTGCGTAGATTACCTCGAGAGAAAAAGACTATGGTAATGTAATAATGGAAGTTGTTGAATATGAAAGATCTGATTTTGGAAGTGAAATAAATAACGCTAAATATATTGATTATCGACCACTCATCGAAAAAGAAGGAGTATTTGTATCACAAAGATATGTAGATAGTGAACAATACTGGAATATATATTATCTTCCATCGTTAGATATATTTGTAAAGTCTGTATCCGATAAACGTGATAAACATTTGTCTGTAGAAAAAACACATGATTTGCTTGACGAAACTTATCGCAAAAAGTTAAATTTAAAGACAAATAATAATGAATAAATAAAATGATAATCATACCAAAAAGCGATCAATTTGGTCAAAACTTTTTATATCCAGCGGTTGATCAAAATAACATTGTAAACCAATATCTTATAAAAAAAGATTTTTCTGATCTAGCCGATACACATATACATCATCTACAAAATATGGCAAAAATAGCAGGTATTCAAGGAGTTATTACCTATTATTCTGCCGAAGAACTTATTGAATTTATTAAAGGCAATATTCAATTTGAATAAAATTATTTCGCTAAATCGGCATCCGCAGTACGATACGTTTTACCTTTCATAGCAAACGAATGAACACGAGCCATACCCCAAGCATGAGCAGAAGCACCCGGTCGATGTCCTGTTCTCCAAGCCGCCATACCCCGATTATACACCGTTTTTAAAGTTTTTAAAGGAATCTTTGTAACTTTAGAAATTTCGGGTAAACTATTGGCGTCGGGATGTTTTTTATGAAATCGGGCTGTATACGATGATTTTTTAGTTTTGACTCCTTTATCGGTTTTCCAAGGAGCATATGCTTTGGGATTCTTCCAGTGCATTTTTGATCTTCGTGTTGCTGATCGTTTACGTTGCGCATTTTGTCTTCGAGTCAGTCCACGAAAATATTTAAGTGGCCAATACATTATATACTTTCAGAGCTTCTTTTGCTGCCAACTGTTCAGCCTGTTTTTTATTGTTAGCCGTTGCCGTTCCTAAATGTTTGCCTTCTTTATCGGTAACTGCTACAGTATACGAATTCTGTTCAGAAGTAATCAAAATATAATTAGGAGTTTGCTTATATATATTTTGAAAGTATTGCTGTAATTGTTCTTTATAATTTCGATCATTCATTAACAGTTTGGGAATATTAATGTATTTTTCAACAAGACCTATAATGAAACCATACACTACTTGAAAATTATAATTGGAATCTATCCATAACGCACCGATAAACGCTTCCAATATATCTCCTAATTTCTTTGTATTGTTTCGTCCATTACACGTTTCTTCATTATGCTTTGAAATAATATAGAATTTATCTAACCCAATTGTTTGAGATAAATGACCTAACATTTCATTGCAAACGATATCTTTCTTTAATTTTGTAAGAAATCCTTCATTTTCATGGGGAAATCGAATACTTAAATAAGATGAAACGACGGCACCCAATACCGAATCACCTAGATGCTCTAATCGCTCATATGAGTTTTCGAAGAGAGGAATACAGTTCTCAGGTCGATCACACAATTGTGTTTTTTCTCCTGTTGGTGTTATGTATTCTGATTTTTTTACGTATGAGGAATGTACCATTGCTGTTTGGTAGAGATTCAGATCATGAATTTTAAAGTTTACTCCTACAAGAATCGTTTGAATATCGGTTTCGGTAAATAAACGATTCCGTGTATTATACGGATTATAAAGTGTGCTCATTTTAATATTTGATATATGATTATTATGTCTAATTCGATTCATTTTTAATGAAAAAACTTAAAGTTTAATCTATTTTTTTCGCTAATACTCGCGTAAAAGCAAAATCTGTAGATTTTAAGTTTTCAGTTTGCTGTGTAATGATAAAATCAAAACATTCTTCAAAATTAGGGTTTCTTGTTGAGCTAAAGTAATTTTCTAATAATTCTTGTAAATCACCTTTTGAAATATGCCAAGGTTTACTAACATTTCGATCAATTTTAATTGTTGAGCCATCCGATGATAAAACGAGCTTATTTACAGTTGAAAATTGAGGATCTTTTAAAATATCCATCATTTCAAGTTCAATTCCTTTTCGTTGATTACGAAGAGTATTCGCATTCGCATTTACTTCATTCAGCTGATCGCTAACAATGCGATATTTTTCAAGAGTAACTTTTAAATCTTCCATTTTTTGAATTAAGCAATAAGTGTTAAAACATAATCCGTTTTTTCTAATAAGAATGTACTTTGATAAAGAGGAAATTGAAAATTTAAGAAAAGTTTTCAACAAGGAACACCCAAAAGAAAGCCCTATTCCTGAAGGGGATATGGAAACTGTTTGGAAAACTTTAAAAGACAGATTTAAGAAACAGTGTGATACAGGAAGCGCTGAATGTATAATCACATCCATGCTTTCAAAACCTAAAGCTCCTGATTCTTGGAAAAATAACCCGGAAGAATGGTTATCCTCCGATGACATTGAACATATAGAGGCACAATATGAAAAGTTATTTAAAAAATATAATTACATTGGAACATTCCCAATTGATTTTGATAAGAAAGATGAAACTGGAAAATGTTTAGTCAGTGCCTTATGCTCTATGAATTTAAGAGATCTTTATAAAAAAGGTCATACTCAGCTTGGAATTATTTTTAATACAGATGTCAGTACAGGTCCCGGAATTCATTGGGTAGCTTTATTTTGCGACATTGGACCCGAATTTGAAGAACCTCGCATAACGTATTTCGATTCTTACGGTCAGCGTCCTGAAAAAGAGATTAAGACTCTGATGCAAAGATGGAAAGATCAATGGGCTGATGTAGGTGTACATACCAAACCCATGAAAGTTACGTATAGTAAAACTCGACATCAATACGAAGATTCTGAATGTGGTATGTACTGTTTATACTTTCATTTTTGCTGTTTATTAGGTATTCCTATGGAAGAACGAATTCCTGATCCGGTAATAAGAGGTTTGCGCGGTATGTTATTTCGTGTTGGCTAAAAACAATGGATACCCCTACAAATCCTAGTATGGTATGGGCAATATGGATAGTTGCTATAGCTGTTGCATTACTATCTTTTTTCCTTACTGTTTCTTATCTAAAGCCCACTCAATCAACCGCTGTTTCATCTGCTAAATCAAATTTTAGTGCTTATGAAGAAGTTATGAAATTGGGTCCTTTAGGATGCCCAACAAAGAATCGATTATGTGATTATTATTTGGCTTCATCAAGTTATTCTACTTTCCCAGGAAGTAAGATTTATGATAGTATTTCCGATCAAGTAATACCTTTAATTATAAAAGCAGGAGCACGTTTAGTTGAAGTTGATGTTTACGATAATGGTAATGGTAAACCTGTTGTAGGATTAAAAAATCAAAAGTTAGGAACAGATTATGCGGCAAATACTATTTCATTTGAATCCTGCTGTGTAGCGGTTGAAAATACCGCCTTTAACAGTGTAACTAGTTTAGTTTCAAGTGACCCATTTGTCTTCAGTATTGTGTTTCATACAACGAATGCCAATGTTATTAATGCTGCTGCTGAAATATTAAA